AGAACTATCACTAGTTCTTCGGATCCCCTGTGCATTACTACACAGTCTTCCGTTTGGTGGTAATCCCTTTTCAGGGGGCATTACCAATTGGGAGAGCTTTCGCCCTCCAAGGCGGTTCAACTCGGGCAGTCACGATAGTGACACGCTGGTTGTTCAACCGTTGGGTGGAAAAGAAGGAGAGTACTTAGGTTAGTTTTTCGAAACCAACTTAAGCTCCTCCGGGTGAGGGTCCTATTTGTCTATCGTCCTCCATTAGGAGTACAACGAAAATAGGATCTTGACCAATATTATTTCTGCCTACTAGAAGCAGTCAGAAATGGCTGGAGTAGTGACTTAATAGCGGTTTGATTCAAAACCCGGGCCTGAAACAGGGCACCGATTTGAACCATTACCTGTCAGAGCAATCTTCGTAAGGATTAATGAAATCCTACAACGCGTTATGCAGTGAAGGTCCGATACCAAGGACACAACGGTAGTAGCAGTAGGACGGATTGACATCCCCAGTGCAACTAGTATCCAACTCTTAAATAAGTTAAATTATGAAACAAATCAAGTTCATTTCATTATTCAAATTATTTAAGGATAATATTGTTCAAGAGTCTATGATATCTCTCAACAACTCTTTAGAGTTGTTAGCGCTTTACCGGAAGTTGGGCTGACGAGTAGTCAGAACAATTTTCACAAGTAAAGTGAAGACTCAATCCCGTATGAGAACTATGTATACATTCTTCCAACACATTCTTACATTACGTAAGGTGCACGGAGATGAATATGTAGTAAAGTACCTCAAACTTTCTCAACTGGTTATACAGAAATGTATAGCCGGTGAGCGGATCTCATCTATGAGAGAACTTGAACCCTCTATTTCCTTTCCTAGGTTAAGTAAGTCTGGACTTCCAGTGGCTATACCTTTACAGGATAGACGGGCTATAATGAATCGATCAAGTCTAATTATTAGATTTTGATTGACATTATTTTCCATCTACCGTATTGTTACAGTCCCTGGAAAGCCAAAGTTACAAACCATCACTGATCCTTATTCGGGGTCAGTGGTTGCTTTAGGGCGTGTGTCTGATAATTTGCGAGTTTTAGCTCGGAAATTTTCTAACAGATTCCCTAACAGCGTGGCGAAGCGAGATTTAGGAATTTCATTAATTGAATCTTCCTCTCCTTCTTCTCCAGTATCTTGGGTAACTTTATTTAAAACACCTTTTGATTTATCAAAAGCTGGTCTAGGTCAGGTTTTCCTTGATTACATGGATGAGATGGGTTACTCCAAATCTTTACAGATTTGAGTTACTATCTTTAAACACTTTAAGGTTTTAGATAAGTTTATTCCTTTCATTCCGAGCCCACTCGTGGGTCCGTTAGGTAAGGAGTTAATGAATCAAAAGATCGGGAAGTTGTCAATGAAGAAGGAGGCTGCAGGAAAAGTAAGGGTATTTGCTATGGTTGACGTTTGGACTCAGTCCTTACTAAAACCGTTGCATTTAGCCTTATTTGAATTCCTTAAATCATTACCTAATGATGGAACTTTTGATCAGAACGCCTCGTGAAAGAGGTGCGCTGTCAAAGCCGGAAAATCCGGTTGTTCTTTCGGGTATGATTTAAGCGCAGCGACGGATCGATTGCCTATCACCTTACAAGTTTCAATACTTGAGTCCTTTATAGGGGCTCGAGCAGCGAAACTTTGAAAGGCAATGCTAGTCGATCGGGATTACTTCTTAACAGAAATGGTGTCTACCGGTGAGGATAAGGAAAAAGAAAAAGTTTCTATTCCTTATCGGTACGCAGTGGG